TCTAAAAATCGTGTAGAGTTAAGTTCTACTTTTTCTACGATATAGTCAGACGACGACATCTCATTCTGAAAGTTTTGTTCAGCCATTCTAGTTTCCTAAAGCTTTACGATATAAAGCCGCAACCTCTCGCACACTATCAGGTTTAATAATATTAATTGATTTTAAATCATCATTCTGTTGATGATAATAGTCTTCGATCGTTACCTCTAATTGCAATGCACCTGGTCCCACAGCTGGATCAATATCAACTCTTTCTGCATTTTGGACATAATGATGAGGTGATTTATATTCTAACATTGTAGCCACGTCAACAGCCTGAGTTTGTAATGCACTCACAGACTTTGATACAATTCTTTCGACACTACTAAATTGTGTAGTACCAATGACCTCAATGTGTATGGCTCCGACATCGAGACGACGACGTAATACTTTACCTCGTGCACCTGACGTTTGACCTACTACGATTTGACCAGGACTGAAATGACCTGTAAGATCGTCTTTTGTGACTGCCACAATATGTGGAAAGTCTCTCTTTAATTGTTTATCCATTTGACGGAATGTAAGTGGCCAACCTGATTCACGTAGCTTATCATTCATTAAGAAGAATGTCCAATGAAATGATGGTGTACCGTATAGTTTCATTGACACATTATCAGGTCTCTCGTTCTCTTGAATATAATACTGTAAGTAAAATGCCTTACTTCTTTTGATCTCATCGATTACTTCAACATAGAGAGATATGTCTTGAATGAGTTCAGATACAACAATACCGGTTCCTATATCTTCAGCTTCATTACCAAAGACATACTGAGTTCTTGGGAAATACTTAAAATAATCCATTAGTGTGGTCCTACGTTTGTTGCCTTTGATCCTTCTAAAATGTCTTGCTTAGTAAGAGCTCTGAATTCTGTAAAGGACAATGATAAATCAATTTCGGTTGGGTTTCCATCTGAATGGAATACCATACTTGCACCATTATATGTCGTACTTACATTACGTAGGTAACACATAAGAGGCTGAGGTAATTTTGTATTTAATTGATTATTGTACATATATTGTATTTTAAACATACTCGGAAACTTATAACCTACTGGAAACCCAGAAAATTGTATGGCTTCTGGATACATTTCTGATCTAAACTTCCTTACAATTTTTCTGATCTCTTCGGCTTCGCTGGCTGATGTAGCTACGAGTTTAAAGACAAATGTAAACTCTCGAATAGGTACACCTTGAAACATTGAGCGAGTATTTGGATTCAATATCTTCTGTAAGGCTACACGTGATGCATTCTGTATACCACCAGCAGGCAATTTGTTGAATGCTCGAGTAGCTGCCACTTGTGCAGCTTCTTGTGTTAATATATCGCCCTTTAATAGGCCAAATAAATCTGATACACCTTCCATCACACCCTTTGAGACTGAGCTCAGTATGCCTCCACCATTTCGTAGAGCTGCAAGTGTAGTTGCACCACCAGTCCCTAATTGTGCAGCATTATCATATGCAACCGTGTCTACAGATTGAACATTTGGTGGAAAATATAATGATATATGTTGATTCAATGCTTTTGGTGCTAAACTTAAATCTCTATTCGTTGCAGTATTTTTAGTCTCTGCTGACTCTCTTGCCTTTATTTCTGCTATTAAACCTGGATCAAAATTGCCGTAAGTAGCCTGATCATCATAACTATTACTAATTTTAATATTACCATCACCTGCTGATTTTGTATCTTGAATTGAACTCTTAGTTATTTTGCTTTCAACGTTAACAGACTTTGTTAGATATGGAGTATCAATAATATTTTTAGCAGCTTCGGCATCTATTTCATAAGGATCTATTTTATATAGAGAAAACTTAATTGCAGCCATATAGTAGTCTTGATTCTCATACGGATATTGTAATACCATACCTTCGGTTGTGTTTACAGCTTCTGCAGTCTGAGATGTAGCTTTACGGAAATTAACTAACGTAGATTCCATATTTGCTCGAGGCGGTGTGGGATTTGGCGTAGCATTTTTAGTCTTGTCAAAATGATCAGACATAGCTCTTCTATCGGACATAGCATTTCCTTATAAATAAAACATAATCCTTTACAATCTATTTATATAGTTTTATGGCATATTCTGGAAGATATAAACCTAACATAAAAAAGTATAGAGGCAATCCCGACACAGTAGTTTATAGATCTATGTGGGAAAAATATGCCTTTATGTGGTGTGATAAGAATGCAGATGTTAAATCATGGTCATCTGAAGAAACAGTGGTGCCTTACTATTATGACGTAGATAAAAAATACCATAGATACTTTGTAGATCTAAAAATTACATTTAAGAATGGAAAAACGGTATTAGTAGAGATTAAACCAGAAAAAGAAACTGCACCTCCGACAGGGTCTCGTAAAACAAAGCGATACATCTCTGAAGCTCTCACATATGTAAAAAATATGAATAAGTGGGAAGCGGCACATAGCTTTGCTAATGACCGCGGTTGGGAGTTCCAGGTGTGGACAGAAAATACTCTACGTAAGATGGGTATTATGCCAAAAGAAACACCAGGTAAACTCAAGCCTATGAAGCCGTTGCAACCATTTCGTAAAAAGCCTAAGAAAAAGATATAAATACAGGTATGAGTAATCTATTTCAAAAGATAGGGTATGAGGCATTTCGTGCTGGTATCAATCCACGTACTAAACAATCGCGCGATTGGTTTCAGCAAAAAGTTGGCCAACTCAGAAATATTAATCGTTTAGATCTTATGAAAGAAGAACCATTACAATTGAAGAATAGGTCATTAGTTGGTTCTATGAATATGTTTTTTTATGATCCTAAACATAAAGATACTTTACCATATTATGATAAGTTTCCACTCGCTATCATAGTAGGACCTGCGGCTGGTGGCTTTTACGGGCTAAATCTACATTATTTACCTGCAGTATTAAGAGCTAAATTTTTAGATGCGTTAATGGATATTACATCGAATAAATCGTATGACGAAACTACTAAATTTGAATTATCATACAAGATGTTAACAGCTTCTGCTAGGATGAAATTCTTTAAGCCTTGTTACAAACATTATCTCAACGCACATGTCAAGAGTAGGTTTGCCCGAGTACCTGCACCTGAATGGGAAATCGCAACATTTTTACCTACGGCTGATTGGCAAAAGTCAAGCGGTAATAAAGTTTATAAAGATTCGAGGAATATGATCAGATGACAACAATAGATCAATTCAAATCAGCAGCATCTTTGAAGTTAGGATTTGCTCGAAGTAACCAGTTTTTAGTACAGTTACCTACAAATCTCGGTGGAAAACCAGGTTTGACCGGCTTTGCAGGAATATTATCGAAAATTGGATCTCTATTAGGTGGAGAGGACATGAATATATTATGTTCTCAAGCTCAATTACCTGGTAAAAGAATATTAACTCACGAAAGAAATGTTGGAGCAGAAAATCAACAGGTTGCATACGGTTATGTTGTTGATCAGGTTTCTTTGACATTTTATTGTATGAATGACTATGGTATTGTAAAATATTTTGACGAGTGGAGAGATATGACAATACAACAGATACCTGGTGAAGCGATGTACAAAAAAGATTACGCTAAACCAATTAAAATACACCAATTAAGAAGGCCATTGGCAGGCAAAACTATATCAGCTGGACCTATTAGACTTAACCTAGGATTAGGTGGTAGTAGTGTATACTCAGTTGAATTATTAGATGCATTTCCTACAACCGTTTCAGCAATTGAATTAACCAATGAGCTCGACGGTCTAGTGCAATTGACTGTAGGAATATCATATACAAATTGGATAAATACTGAAGGTGGCCAAGGTTGGATCTCAGCATCTGCTGGATTAGGGAGCTTTGGATTATAGGAGAATTGAATGGCACTACCAAAGTTGAATGAAATACCAAAGTATGATTTAGTTATACCATCACTTAATGAAACTGTACGTTTTAGACCATTTTTGGTTAAAGAACAAAAAGTATTAATGTTAGGTTATGAATCACAAAACAAA